GGCGGAATAATTGGTTCCGTTTTAGGCGGCGCTACCGCTTTAGCAGGCGAAGAATATCTGCGGTATAAGGCTGGGGGTAGTCTTGCTAAAACTGGTAAAGGCTTTATCAAGGGTGCTAGTAAAGCGGCGTTAATCGCCGGTGGTGTTATATCTGTTGCCGACTTAGCCATGGGCGGCAAAAAAGATGCATACGGCAATCGTGAAGATTTCTTCGGCGATGGAACCGTTATGGGGACCGTCGATTCTAGAGCGACTTCGTATTTGAGCGCGGCCGCTTTGGGCGGTGCTGTTGGCGGTCCTATCGGGGCAGGCATTGGCATAGCCGCAGCTTTTCTTGCCGATTACTGGACGGATATGCGAGATTTCTTTGCCGATACGCAGGAAACGAACACGAAAGAAATACGCGACGCCATTGAAAAAATGCCGGAGGCTTATAAAAAAGCTATAACGGAATCGGAGGGGTATAAGAAACTCGAAACTAAAGAACGTAGTGGGGGGAAAGGCGTTAGATCGTTTACCGATCCCGTCATGGACACAATGCGGAAACTGACAGGTTCCCCGCAAAAAGACGCCAATTTTTACAATGACGGGCGCGGCAATGTTACATATTATGGCGAAGATGGGGCGTATCTAGGAACAGTAACCAGTGCTAACGCTAGTTCTTTAATGACTGCTGGCAGTGCGTCGTCAGGCAATTCATTAATGGACACCATCGCGTCGAACGAGGGCGGATTTCATCCAAATCTTAATTATGGATATGATACTGTTATCGGCGATGACATTCATTCTGGTAAACGCGGAAAATACTTTGAGGCGAACGATAAGCCTGTAACGCAAATGACCATGGATGAACTCTTAGCTTATCAAAAGAAACTGGTAAACAGAACTACTCCTGATTTCGGCAAAGGACGTGGGTCGTCCGCCGTCGGTCGTTATCAATATGTCGGCACTACGCTAGGGGAGCGTGTTAGAGAGTATAGAACCGACCCCGAAAAGCGAGCGTTGATGCAATCGTATGGCATTAACTTCGACGAAACTGCTACGTTCTCCCCCGAAAATCAAGAAGCATTAGCTAGATACGAAGTAGAGGAAGTGGCCGGGGGCCGTGCCTTCCGTGAAGGGAAAATAAGTCAAAAAGAGTTTACTAATAATCTCTCCGGGACATGGGCTAGTATGCAGAATTATGATGGGAAGGGCACTTATTCTTGGCAGGGCGCCCCAACGAATGCTCAAGGCCCCATAGAAAACTATTATGCTAATGGAATGAACCGTTATAGCAATTCCCCGTCTAGCGAAGATGTCGCTAGAGCCGAACAAGGCTTTTTCTCCCCCTACACCTCTAAAGATTTCGGCGTAACGCCAAATTCCAGAACCTTGTTGTCAGATCAGACTTTTGAAGAACCGGGCAACGTCTATAATATTCCCGTTCCTGTTACCCCCGAAAAAGCCTTTTCATATAATCCTATCTTGCCGCCTACTCCGTTACCCGGCATTAACGATATGCCGTCGGTAAGCCCCAGCATATCGAAAACCAAAAAGAACGATACAACTCAAAGAAAAACTACCGCCACGGGCGGAAACATATACGGTATGCCGTTGCTCCCCGAAATCCCTACGTTCGATACGGAATTAGGCGCTTTAACGCAAATGCCAAATTACGGTGGATAGCAATGGCACCTAGATCAGCACTACAAAACCCCAACTATATGATTGAGCTTATTAAGCACACAGGAGGGCGGGGTCTGCTCGGAGGAACCGCCGCGTTATCGGCGTTCGATTCCATAATCGCTACGTTGCCGGAGGAACTGAGCTTAAACGTTCAGTCGGAATACGAAGCTCGTTACGCTAATCTTTTAACCCACACCGATGTTGGCTCCATTATCCGTGACGTAGGGCAGTTCGCGGGGTTTAGCGTTTTTTATCAAGCGTTAACCTCGATGTTGTGGATAGGTTCGGACGGGTTAGAGTTGTCGTTACAAATGCTTTTTGACGCCGAAACCGATCCACGCAAAGACGTTACGGACCAGATCGCTAAACTTCAATCGTGGGTGTTGCCGACTATCAGCGAGTCGACAAACTTATTGCTTTTTGCTCCCGGCCCCACGCCCATGGACCCGCAACGAAATCAAGTTTCAGTTCATATAGGCCGCTTTTTAACGCTCGATTCCGTAATCATCCCCTCCGCTGCGTCCAATATTAAAATGGCGTTCGACAAAAACGGGCAGCCTATTTCTGCGTCTGTGGACGTAACTATCCGCACATATGTCACTCCGTATCAACAGCAATTCTTGAACTTTTTCGGCAAACGTATGGAAGAAATAGTGCAGGGGGCGCAGCTAGACGCGAGCAAAATACAATCGTTCCAGTCCTTCATAACTGGCGGCGGAGGTTGATCTTATGTTTGTATCCACCAACTTTAACGGGTCGTTCGAGCAAAGCCAATACTATTCTATCTTCGGCGGGGGCGATGGAAATTTCCTAGACCTGTTGGATTCGCGCATCATAAAAAGATTTCGTTCCATACGCTCGTGGACGCCGTATTCATATGAAATGGGAATGAATCTACCCCTGCTGTCTTATAAATACTACAATACCACGACGCTTTATTGGGTTATAGCCGTGTATAACGGAATCATTGACCCGTTCGGTATTCGTCACGGCACGTTGATAAAAATTCCCGATTACACCGAAATAACTCAGGCGTTAGCGGATATAAAATCCAAAAAGAAGCAAGGCGTAACTGACGCATCATCGCCGGTTTCCACCCTTACTATTTGAGGCGCAAATAATGTTCACGATAGGGGGACGATACTACATAGATATTAAGTCCAACGGCAGATCATTGCCGATTGGACCAAATATGTTCGACTACATTCTTGTAATTCAAAACGTGTTGCAAATGGTCCCGACGCTTACAATAGCGTTGCGTGATATGAGCTATGCGTTTCAAAAAGAGTTTCCTTTCGTGGAAGGCACGCCTATTTCCATCAAGATAGGGTCTCAAAAAGAAGATGAACCGCCTACAGAAATGCGGTTTCGCGTCATATCGACGCCTAGAATTTCAGGTTCAGGCGGACAGCAACGCATCAAAGCAATATTGGACGCCGACGTTCTTTTTAACACTGCTAAAGGGGCGTTTACAGGAACTGCTAGTGGGGTAATATCGCAACTAGCTAAACAGGCCGGATTGCAGATAGAAAACGATTCCAGCAACGATAGCATGACTTGGCTGCCTATGGGTAAAAGGCTTGGGCACTTTTTGCAAACCATAGCTTCTCATGCTTGGGCGGATGATAAATCCTTCTTCGTTATGGGGCTAACCGATAAACACAAATTGCGGTTCCGCAACGTCAATCTTCTTCAAAAAGAAACACCTAAAACCCTCTTACATTTCAGCGAAAACCCTCCGACGGCTTATCAGTCTGAATTTGTTTCTCGCATATTGGATTTCTCGTCGTCTAGCGTTACCGGATACAACAATTTGGCTTTTAACTACAATCCTAGGACGATACAAGAACGCGCCAATGGGGTAGTGGACGAGTTTAAAGACTTTTCGCTGGACAAATTGTCTGGGTTTTTGGAGATGTCCAAAAGAGTAAAGCAAATAGTAGATACTGCTCGCGTTATGTTAACGCCTGTCGATATAGAAAACACGCACGAGAATTTTCAAAAAGCTAGGTATCAAAACAATAGGGGGCTTGCGACGTTCGGGGTCAAAATTGAAACGCTTTTAGAGCGTTCTACAAATTTAGACCTATTGGATATGGCTCAATTGTATATACCTCGCACGATGGGCGAGGCCAATGACATGCTTAATGGCAACTACATCGTGACAGCGAAGACACGGCTTATTCAAAACAACACCTATTGCGAGAAGTTGGTTTTAGCTTCTCAAAATAGAGGTTTAGACCCGCAGGGGGAGTTGCTATGACCTTTCGCCCTTTTCGCTCAGCGGACCTGCACATAGACCTTACGAATAAGCGGTTTTTAGGGCTGGTTATCGATAATAAAGACCCTAAGAACTTACGCAGAGTGAAGATTCGCATACGCGGTTTACACACCGACGTAGAGGACGCCGATATACCGTGGGTAAAGTGCGACATTGGTTTCGGCGTTCATGGGAACATGCCGGGAGTAGGGTCTATTAGTCTTCCGGCCATAGGTTCAAAAGTGTGGGTGCAGTCACAAGATTCGCACGGCATGTCCATGCACGTTATCGGGGCGGCCGCGCAAGACGACGATAAAACAAGCGAATTGGTCAGCGATGATTATGACGCTTATGGGTTTATAGACGTTGCTGGCAATAAACTTTTCGTGTCGCCTAAGAACGAGACTTTCGAGTTCACTTTCGCCATAGGCACCACCATAAAAGTGGACGCCAACGGAGCCGTAACGATAATTTCCGCTCAGAACGTTTCTATCGAAGCTAACGGCTCGCTTAATTTAAAAGGACAGACCGTAAACATAGACGGGGTTAGCGGAGTAAATATCAAAGGCAACCCAGTTCATCTTAACGAAAGCGGATCGCCGTCTTCCCCTACGCCAGTAACCGCACGCACTAAACCTAAAGCTCGTGACGTAGCAAACAAAAAAGATTTCTAATATGCCCACATTCTCATATGCTCCATCGAACAAGATAGAAGCGGCTACTCCTTATTTCCTGTGGGACGTTAACATCGTCTTTTCTCGTTCACGTTCCGATTTCATCGTCAACGATTCTGACGCCGTTAAGATTATGATAGCTAACGTGCTTTTTACAATACCCGGCGAACGGGTTTTTGAACCGGAGTTTGGTTCCGATCTTCCGTTTTTGCTGCACGAGCCTATGAATGATATAACGGCGTGGAGAATAGAAAACGCTTCTTACCGGGCCTTGTCCCGATGGATTCCTTATATACGAGTTGACCGGCCCAACAGCCGGGTCGTTCCCGACTACGACAGAGGGGTGTATAAAGCGAGCATCCCTTATTATGAGTTATCGGGGGCGTCGTATTTCAACAAGTCTGCTACGTTCTCAGCCGACGTTTACGCAGTTAGATAAAGGGCGCATAACACAATGTCAGAATACATCACTGCGGAAATGACTTTGTTGTCTAAGTTCCTATCGGAACGAGCGGCCGTCGATCTTGGATTGAATTTGCCTTCCGATTTTGCCTTTCGCTTTTTACAGACATACAAAACGAACAACGCCAACACGCCGTTGGAGTTATCGGCGGTTCAGCCCGACTTTGAACAGATCGTCAGGCAATTACATGCGTATCTGTCAACCAAAAAGTCGTGGAACGAAATCATTACGGCGGGTGGCGGTCAGACCTTGTTGGAAATGATCGCAGCCGTCGGCGCGTTGTTGCAACTCTCTATTCATCGTGCTGTTCAAGAGCACGATTTGGATACGTCGCAAGCTCCCAGCAGCGTTTATTCGATCATGTCTAGTTTAGGCGTGCGCTTATCGCGCAAAACTCCGGCGTCTGTTAAAATCGTATTGACTAATGGAACTCCAAGCGTTCCTAAAACCATCCCCGCTTACTCTCAGTTCTATATTAACAACATTCCCTTTTTCAATAGAGACATTATATCGCTGCCCGTCAATACCGTAACAGTCCCCGACGTGGTTCTTTATCAGGGGGTAGTGCAGACAGCCGATTTTAAGTCCAACGGTCAACATTATCAGAAGTTTGAGATTGGCGACGACGATTTCGCCATTTCCGATACTGACGTAATATGCAGGGTGGGCGCGCAAGAAGAGGTATATACAAGATCGGAAACAGGATTGTGGGAATACGGGCCGTCCGATAAAGTTTTTCAAGACCATACAACTCAATACGGCAACGTGGAACTTAGGTTCGGTAATAACGTGTTCGGGGCTTTTCCTTCGAGCGGAGAAACGATCCGGTTTATATACGCAATAACTAAAGGCAAAAAAGTCAATATCTCTCAAAGTAGTATGCCGGTCTCGTCTAACGCTTTTGACGGAGTTACGGCGTTGACTTTAGGGCCTACGACGGTGGGTTCAGATGAGCCTACTCCAGAGTTTTATAGAACCTTAGGCCCGTCTATATTCGCTGCAAAAAGAACGGCGGTCACGCAGTCCGATATGATAGCCGCCATAATGCAATTCCCCGGCATTATCGACGTAAACGTGGCCGGACAAAGAGACACGCAGCCTAACCGTGTTTCTAGAATGAACGTCGTGCAGATAACGCCGTTGACCTCATTGCCTATGACAGATACTCAAAAAACCGCTTTCTTGAAATACCTAGACGAGCGGTGCGTTATCGGCATGAATTTTCTTTTGGAAACGCCGATAGAAACGACTGTAGACGTGGAGGCGAACATTTTCTGTTACGCTGGAGCTAATCTGGATGCCGTCAGAACTGCGTTAACTAATAAGCTCCGTGACAAAATGCAATTGCGCTACGGCTCGTTAGGGTATTCGTGGTATAGGTCCGACCTTGAAACGATACTAAAAGACACGGCGATGAACGTCGATTATATCGTTATGGTGTCGCCAACTACCGACAAAACTGTCGGCAAATCAGGCTACCTGAATTTGGGCAACATAACGCTTAATATGAACTACTCTACCAGAACGGCTATCTAAATGAAATTTTCAGACCCGTTTGACCCTTCATTTTTGCTACCTTCTAGAATACGGGAGACGCCCGCATGGCGGGATTTGTGTCTCGCTATTCAAAAAGTGTTTGGCGAAAATATCGTAGATGCTAGGGAGTATTTCACCCGCTCTCGCGATTCGATGAAATTCCGGCGCGGACAATTCATTCGCATACAAGGCAATCTTTTTCGTATAGAGCAAGTCCAGCACCACACCAATTCATATCCTAACGCCCCTTTACCTGAGGTCTTGACGGTAACTGACGGGAACGGGCGCTATTATGAGTTGTCCGGTATTCACGCGACTAACGAGCGCGAGTTGTTAATCCGCAATGCCGCATCGTTAGGGTTTAACGTCATAGCGGATCGGCTTAACGACGAAGACTTTTCCCGATTAGTGGAATCGCTCGGGCGTTATTACTCGATGAGAGGAACAAAACAATTCGTCAATTTTATCGGCTTCATAAAGAACATCAACTTGAAGGTGTCTCAGTTATGGGCCGAAGAAAGCACCGATGACACTTACGGGGATTTCTATCCAGAACCGCAAGGACTGTCCGCTATAGACGATCCAGTTAACGGGACGTGGTTCCCTACTAGTCACTACCGAGTCGAATACGACGGAGACATCTTTGAAGACTTCGCCGATTCGGAGTTTATCGAGCTTTTCTTAAAGTTCGCACCCATCCATGTGGTATTGGAGTCTTTCGGCGCAGTTATCAACTCTCCGCATATCGGAATGTTCATAACGCCTTTTGGCGGGCATGAAACTGAAGTCATCTTTTCTCCGGCCAATAATCCTGACATACAGTATACAATGACCCTCTATATCGTTCAGCCGTTTGTTGGCGATTCGGAGGTCATATTCTCCCCTACCAACACTTGAATTACCTCCTAATTTTAGACGAAGCACGGTAAGGACGATTTTCCATGGTCGCTAAAACTGTAATCACTCAAGCCGGTATTGCTGCCGTTATCGCCGCCGGAACCGGGGGGCCTGCAATTAAAGTTGCGAAGGTCCGTTTCGGCTCGACGCTTATTGACCCGCTGGCGTCAATGACCGACGTAGATTCATTTGTTTACGAATCTACGGGAGCGGCAATCCGTTACTCAATAAGAGACGAAAATTCTGTCAATTACCGAATTATCCTTGATGAAACCATCGGCGATTTCACAATCGGTAACTATGCGCTTGTTTTAGAAGACGGAACGATTTTTTCCATCACGTCATTAAACAGCACACTGACTAAAACCGCTACTGTGGGAATGGTTTTAGGCAATAGGCGTATATTCAATCTCCCCCTTGTATTATCCGGCCTTGCTTCGATAAGCAATTTTACGCTTATTTTAGCGGACGAGTTGTCTATCCCCGAAGTCGCTACGCAGGCGGTTTTGCCGGGGGCGGGCGCCGCACCGTTTAATTTGTATTTGGTAAGGCAACACACTCTTTTTGCAAACAGAGCGACGTTAGCTGCTGCTGTTGCAGGCTCGTGGAGATATTTCCCGGAAGATTTGGGCGCGGGCGCGGCGGCGGAAACTAACGGTATTACGATTGCGAGTGCTTTTGACGTTGGGGTGTCATCCGGCAACGCCGTTTGGTTTAATACCGCTACCGACAAATTTGAACTGTCCAACGTTTCTACTCACCCTCCGCGCGGTATTCGCGGACAAGGTGACACTTTTCATTCGGCAGGCTCGATTTACACGCACGGCTCCGCAATATACACCGCAGGCTCGGTGTATTACGCGCAGGCGGACGGCACAGTTTCTACGGTAGTCACCGATTATGAAGTCGGCTTCGCGGTATCCACGACTAAACTTTTTGTTACCGCAGGTTTAGTGCAGGGCCACCCGTGGGGCGGTGGCGGCGGCGGTTATACTCCGTCGGGCAGAGTAAAGACTATGTTCTTGACAGGCCCGGCTTGGTGGGGTCGTCAGCAATCTAATATGTCTCCTACGCAGCAATTCACCGTTCCCACGGACGAGGCAATTGCGTCGGCGTATTACTATGTATTTCCAAAGACTACTAAAAAGTATTTGGAGACCATGATCCCGGTTATTAAAAGCCTCAACCGTGCGGTTGCGTGCTCGTTGTTGGTGTGGTGGGCTAGACCTACTGTAGCTGGCGGCAATAACGTAAAATGGGGCGTTAAGAACATCCGTTTTGCAGAAGGCGTATCTTTAACTAACCCCGCCAGCGGCGTTACGTCTATTGTAGATAGCGCGCCCAGCGGGTTGACGGTGTATCTAACTGGAGGCATTTCTCTCGATTTGTCGGGTTATGGTTCTGCGGATGAAATATCGCAGTTGATGCTTACTCGTCTCATAGACGATGGAGCGGATACGCTGCAAGCGGACGCCTACGTTCTTGCGGTCGCGTTGAAATACACCGAAGCTACCGATACCGACGCTTAAGAAACGTAACGTCAAATGAGCACGTCCAATTTACTAACTGGGTTTTTCTCCGGTAGAAAAGGACAAACCGAGAGAGCCGTAACCGATATTAGCGGGTGCGTTGGGTCCGTTTGGCACGGCGATTCGTTGATAACTCGGCCCAACGGTTCTCAAACTGCATTAAAGAATCTTGTAGTTGGCGACAAAATCCGTTCCCTAGCCCCTAGAGCGGAATGGGTCGGCAAGATGCTCAATGCGGATGGATCGTATAACGGAGAAGCATTAAGTGCGATTTGGGAGCCGGGTTATGCGTGGACCCGCCCCAATTCGCTTAGGTTCGCCCCTGAATATATACCGACGCCCGGTAGAGTTCCTAACGGCAACGAATTTGTTTTAGGCGAAGCGGAAATAGCGTATATAGCTGTTTATGCAACTCAAAACAAACCGTATGTAGGGACGGAACCCACACTCTTTTTCACAGTTTATTATAGACCGGAAACGACCCCCAACGCCGCAGAAAACTGGATTTCAGGGCACTTTTTATACGCCGCTATGCCGCAAATTGCAGAAGCGGCAGACTCTAATCAATTTGTCTTCCTAGCTAGAAACGGCGTGTATTCAAATTGGCCTAACGACGCCTACATGAAGACAGGTAAACCGAATACTTTTCGACTTATAAAACCTGCAAGCGGGGGGCTGCCCGCACCGTCCGATGGAACTACCGCTTGGAACTCGGCGACTAACAGAGCGCGTGTTACTAGAGACGCCCCATATCCAAAACAGGGTTCTTATATAGAAATGATCTTGAAGAAAGTAGACGGCAATTCTTCGCCTGCTTTTTTAGTTAATGGGATGCTCGTCATATAATGACTAAACTAACTGGATTTATGGCAGGCGTAAGACTGCGGAGCATTTCCCAAGCGCCCACGCCGTCAACCGATAACCCCCCGCCTGTTACTCAGGGGCCTATTGTTAATGAACCTGCTCCGCCGGAAGCCGCTGACGGATTAACGCTTTATTCAGGCTTCAATTTTACCGGCGACAGCGTTTTCGTTAATGCCGACACGCCTAACTTAAGTTCATTGTCCGGAAACTGGCTAGACAAAACACGTTCGTTCAAATTCAGACGACTGGCTTACGAAGCTAACAGGCCGTATGCCAGCGACGTTAGAGCGTATTACGCTATTTTCTATAGTGGTTTGAGCTACAACGGTCGCGTTAGTGCGTTTCAACCCGGAGATTATCCTAATTCGATTACGTCGATTGGCGACAATATATCTAGGTCGCTTAAATTCGTAACCACTACAACCAACATAGGCGGGGAGGATTACGGTAACGGCTGCTTCCACCCGGATACCTTGATAACAATGGCCGATATGTCTAAAAAGCCCATATCGAAAATCGAGGAAGGGGACGAAGTATTATCGTTATCTCTATTCAACTTCCCTAGCGATGACGATCTTCACGCCTTGTATGGATGGAGAGCGCATAATATCAATAACGCTAAAAAGACTACGGCTATTGTCAATCGAGTATTAGGCCGCAAATACACTAGCTACCTGAATATCAACGATCTTAAAGTGACCTTGGAACACCCGTTGCTTGTTTACAACGGCAATTTTTGGGCGTTCAAACAGGCAGGCGCCGTCAAACCGCGAGAGGTATTGAAAACCTTGAACGGAACGGAAGAAGTCGCATGTATAAGTAAAGTGCTTGAAGACACTCATTATTGGAACCTAGACGTTAGCGGTTCCAACTTGTATTTCGCTAACGACAAAGTGGTGCATAACGCTCTATTGCATGATTCGATTTCTCCAGAAGGCCCGCAACTCTTTAAATTTTAAGGTGCAACCGTCGTGACCACTACAGCATATAAACCCGCTATATTTCCGCTCTACGCCATGCATGGCGTAGATTTCGTTTTAGACATTACTCATCGAGACGGGGCTAGTGAGATTATAGACACTACAAACTATAAAGCGGTGCTGGAGGCAGTTTCCAGTTTCGATTCGGATACGCAAGCTATTCGTATTACCTCTCAAGGTCCAAGTCCGAAAATCGTAATGGGAGGGGCCAACGGGAAAATTCTTTTAACTGTTCCCAAATCCGAAGTATCCTTATGGCCTCCGGGAGAGTATCAATACAACTACATTCTACAAGCCCCGTCAGGCCCCGTGTTCCCCTACATGATGGGACTATTTGTCGTTCAGCGGTCGGCCATCAGGACAGGCATTAACTGGTAATTAAAGAACGTATTACCTAATGACCTCCATCACCACGCTTTCTACATCCATACTACCAGACATTGAAGAAACCCAATTCCGAATTGAGGGATTGGTTACTCCAAATATTGTCGATTTAAGCACTACAAAACCTTCCATTACTGTCGAAACGACGGAAGGTAAAATAGAGATAGATAATCCGGCGCAACTATTGGAGTTCATAACTCTCAACCAATCGGCCGAAATTGTATCCATAAATTATTCCGTGGAGCTTAACGGACCCCACACCGTAAACGTAGACACTATAACTAACGTTTTAAGAACCGAAGTTCAGGAAATATCGGTCGAGGTTCTAGGTTACGGCGGTAGCGGGGGCGGCGTTTTAGTAGATTACGATTCCGTTTTCGCTTGGGGCGGGGCGGATCAGGCGAACGCCGTGGTCAATTCTCGCTTTTTCTCGTCGTTATACGGCTGGGAGTTTTCCGGCGTAGCTAACCGTATATTAAGAACCGACCTGACCGTTCCTGCTGACGCCCCTTCGCAATACGTTGCACGGTTCGGCGGTCAATACGCGCGTTACATTTCTAGAAAATTAGACGTAATACCCAACGAAAACGTTTTCGTTGGGGTCATGCTCGCCACTACTGCTTTATCCGCACCGGATATAATGGTGAAAGTCGTTCGCTACGCTGCGGACGATACTTTTATCGGCGAATCGCTAATCGATACTATTGCGCAAACTTCGACATGGCACCGGGTAGCGGAAAGTTACGACGTTCCGGCGGACGGAACTGCGCGTTTGGAAT